CCTTGCGGTTGAGCCTCACGGCGTTCTCCACCATGAAGTTCCAAGCGCCTGGGTTGTCCTCGATCCACTTGCGGGCCTCTTGGAAGTCCTGCTCGCCTGCGGAGCCGAGGCCGAATATCTCAAGCTGGTTGCTCTGCGGCTTGGGGCTGTAGCGCTCGTCGTTACGCATGGACGACACCCGCCGTGGTCTCGTATGCCTGCTGGGCCGTTGCCACAGCGCCGTCCATCGCGGGGATTACCCACGCCCACAGGACGATGAGGAAGATGATTGTGGCGGCTAGGAAGCCGACCAAAACGCCAGCCTTGAACTGGGAGGCGTCCTGCATCTCCTTCGCGGTGGGACGGGGCTTGCGCTCGAATGGTATGATGGTCGAAGCATCGTTCTCGATGCGGTTCATGCGGGCGCTCGGAGTGTGGTAGCTGGGGGCGCTCGCTTTCTTTTTGCTTTGCATTTCGTGCTCCTTTCTGATGTTTCCGCAGGTCATAGCACGTGTGGCTTTTGGTGTGCCTATTTTTGCTTTTTCTTGGCGCGGCTCTTTGCGCTGTAGTAGCGCTGTCGCTCCTGGTTGTTCCTCTTCTCCCTAACCGCCTCCTCTCGCATGGCGTTGGCCTGCTCGGCTAGGTCGGACATGTGAAGTTCCTTCGTGCACTCGATGCACCAGCCGTTGATCCGGTTCAGGGGACGGAATGTCCATCTGCCGCAGTTTGGGCACTGGCTCCGCTTGCGGAGTGAGAGTCCGCAGTGTTGCGCTTGCCACTTAACCGAGTCTTCCGAACGTCCCAGCGCCTTGGCTATCGCTTTAGCGCCTTCGCCCGCGTGCTCTTCGAGGTACTTAAGTTCACGTGTCGACCACTGCCTCATCGCGCCTGCTTCTTGCCTTCCTGATCGTCCCTGTACGCCTTGAGCAGCACGTCGCACATATGCTCCTGTGCTATCTCCCGTGGCGTCTTGGGGTCATCGTCCCGTTGCTCGTACTGAGTCTGGTCGGCCATTTAGGCCACCGCACCCTTTGACGTGCGCTCGTCTACAAGACCAGCTAGATAGTCAACGGAGCATCCGTAGAGCTTTGCCAGATTGATAGCGTCTGGCACGAGAAGCGGTGAACTCTCCCCTCGCTCCCACTTGCCGATTACGTACTCGGAGCGATGGATCTTCTCTCCAACTTCTTCTCTGGTCAGACCCGCCCGCTTACGCTCGGACACAAGATTGTTGAGCATTGTTTCCTCCTTTGCACTAGTTTCTTGTGCCTGATTGGCACTATATACAAGTTTCTTGTATCTGTAAACCCTAAAAGTTTGCCATCTGTACAAGATTCTTGTATGCTGCAACTATCCTAGGTTAGGGGTGAGATATGAGCCTTAAAGACCTCCGGCAGCGATCAGGGCTGACTCAAAAAGAGGCCGCGAAAGTGTTCGGACTCAAGTACCGGACTTACCAAAATTACGAGCTTGGTAACACAAGCCCGGATATGGATACGGCAGCGGAGTTTGCGCGGTATTTCAAATGTACGATTGGTGAGTTGTTCGACCTCGAAGAAGGCGACAGCGAGCAAATCGGTAACGCCGATCGTGAGTTATTGGGTCTTTTCAACTCAATGAATAAAGACGGGAAAAAGGCCTTGATGAGCGTGGCGAGAGGACTTGCCGACGTGTTTCCAGACAAATAGACGGGAGTGGATCATGGGAATGTTCAACAAAAGCGCGGCGAAGAAGATGGCGGACGACGCCAGTGAGTTCATCGTGAACGACGGCAAGGTGCACGCGCTTGTGTTCCAGGTTGTCGGAAGGGCGGTCTGGTCGACGGCGACACAGCTCGAGCCCAAGGTGACGGAGCGCCTCGACGGGATGCTCTCGCGCATCCAGGACGAGGGCTGCACGGTCATCGACGTCAAGATGGCCGCCAGCGCGCACACGCGGGACAGCGACACGATGCTGTATTCGTTCACCGTTCTGTACAGATAGAAAAGGCCCCGTCGGCAGCGCTGGTACCGCCATGGCCGACGGGGCGAGTCAGGCTCCCCAGTATCGACGTGGACGTGCAAACCAAGGAAGTCGTATCCATTATGCCAAAAACAGCCGTGATATATGCCAGGTTTTCGTGCAGCAAGCAGCGCGAGGCCTCGATAGACGACCAGCTGCGCGTCTGCCGCGACTGGTGCAGGCGCGAGGGCTACGCCATAGCCGCCGAGTACTGCGACTACGCCATATCGGGCCGCACCGACGACCGCCCGGAGTTCCAGCGCATGATCGCCAACGCCGGCGAGTCGGACATCGCGCTCGTCTACATGATGGACCGCTTCAGCCGCGGGGAGTACGACGCGCCCATATACAAGCGCGAGCTCGCCAGGCACGGCGTGAAGCTCGTCTCGGCCCTCGAGGCGATACCGGACAGCCCGGAGGGCATCATCTACGAGAAGCTGCTCGAGGGCCTCGCCGCCTGCGAGTCAAAGAAGACGGCGATACGCACCAGGCGCGGCATGGAGGGCAACGCCCTGCGCTGCAAGACCAACGGCGTGCGCATATTCGGCTATAGGCGCAACGAGGACGACGAGTACGAGATCGACCCGGACCAGGCGGCGCTCGTGCGGGAGGCCTTCGAGCGCAAGATAAACCGCGAGACCACTAACGCCATAGCCGCCGACTTCGCGCAGCGCGGCGTCAGGACGAGGTCCGGCAACCCGTGCGGGTACTCCATGGTCCACCAGATGCTCCACAACAGGCGCTACACGGGGCGCTACGAGTGGGGCGGAATCGTCAGGGAGGGCGGTATGCCGCAGATCGTCGACGAGGCCACGTTCATGAGGGCACAGGGGGTGAGGGGCGTGAAGCAGCGCTCGACCGAGGACTGGGGCGACTTCGCGCTCGCCGGGAGGGTGATATGCGCCGGGTGCGGGCGCAACCTCCAGGGCGTGAGCGGGCGCGGGCGCCGCAACGTCAAGTACGAGTACTACAGCTGCGCGGGCGGGTGCATGAGGAACGTCCGCCGCGAGGAGCTCGAGGGCGCGATAGTCGGAGCGCTGCGCGAGCTGCTCTCCGACCGCGCGGAGGCCATGAGGATAGCCCGCATGGTCGCGGAACGCGCCGACGGCGCGGAGGTGCAGGCCCGACGCAGGCAGGCCTCGGAATCGCTCTCTGCCGCCGAGCGCGGGCTGAAGAACATCCTCAACGCCATCGAGCAGGGGATCATAGCGCCGGGCGTGAAGGGGCGCATAGCGGAGCTCGAGGAGCAGAAGGCCCGTGCCGAGTACGACCTACAGGCGCTCCGGGAGCAGCGGATAGACCCCGAGCGCTTCGCCGACTTCCTGCAATGCGGGGCGAGGCTCGACGACTCCACGCTGCTGAAGGCGTTCGTCTGGCAGGCGAGCGTGTCGGACGGCGAGGTGCTCGTGACGCTCAACTACGACGCCGAAAACGACGAACCCGCCAGACTTGACATCCAGCGGGTTCGAGGAAAGTTGGAATGGTGCCCCCAGCGGGATTCGAACCCGCGGTATCCACCTTGAAAGGGTGGCGTCCTAGGCCGCTAGACGATGGGGACGTGCGAAGGTGAGTATATCAGAGCGCGGCGCTGCGGTACCTACCAGTCCAGGTCATTCTCGCGCGCGAAGCGCTGGGCCTGCTCGGCAAAGCCGTTCTGGGCGCTTGCCCACCCAAGGAAGTCGGGCGTGTCCATGATGGCCGGGTCGCATTCGTGGACCGCCATCATGGCCTCCGCGTAGCTGCCGGGCTCGGCGTCGGGCCGGTCGGGCAGGTACGGCTCCACGAAGGTCGGCCGAAGCAGGGCGTAGGCGCCTCCCCGGCACAGGCTTGCAAAGCCGCGAAGCGCGCGGCGGGCGGCCGGCATGCGGTCGAGCTTG